AGATAAAATGAGCACCACTGGATACGTTCCCGCTATCGATCAAAGCACTCTCGAACTGGCTTGCAAATATTCTATCATGGCCTACGAAGACGCCATCCCTGACGCGGTTAAGATCGAATCCAAGTGGACCTCCACCACCGCTTATTACATCAAGGGCACAAAGAGCAGCCCTGACATCCTAGCGTTCCGAGGAACCGCTCAAGGTATCGATTGGGTAACCGACGCCCTAGTAATCCCCATCCCTTTTGCCGGACGGCTCTGTCATGGCGGATTTACCCTCGCTTTTCTGTCGGTGTGGGGCAAAATCAAAAAACAGTTGCGCATGGATCATCATCTACTGATCTGCGGCCACTCCCTCGGTGGAGCGTTGGCAGAACTGGCAGCGTCCAAACTGCACAAGAAGCATAAACGAGCGTCGCTCTGCACGTTTGGCAAGCCCAACACGTTCTTCAAAGGTTTTAAACGGCCCATGCAACTTACCAGGCAGGTATCCTGTGTCTCGGGTAGCGACATCGTCGCCCGTATCCCACGATTCTGTTACGGCCCTAGCGTCAGCCAGACCATCCTGTACTTTGCTAACGACGGCAAAGACCACGTCAATCCCCCTGCGGAGCTTAAACGTGATGACTTCATGGCGGCCAAGACCGACGCGATCTCGGATCATTTCATGGAGGGTTATAAAAGACGCCTGATGGCTTACTTCAATCCCCCCAAAAAATCCAAAAAGCGAGGAAAGAAAAATGCTTAGACCTTTATTGTTAGTAGGTATCGTGGCGTTGCAAGGTTGCGCTGTGTCCGAAGAAGCTATAAAAAACAAAGAGTTATACTGCTCTGGGGTGTACAAGGGCATCCGTGCTGTCGGGCGGGTAGCTACTGAAGTCACCACAGGGGTGTCAGTCCCCGATATATGCGATACTATAGATACGATTGTGGAGGAAGACACCGAGGGAAAGTCGTAACGAACCTCGAAGCTTTGATCAAACTTTGGTTATTGTTCTATGAAACTTAGCGGATTACTCAAGACCCTTGCACCAACGATCACCAAGACGATTGCCTCTAGCAATCCGGTGGCCGGTATGGCTGTCAAGATACTGGCTGACAAGCTGGGCATCGATGAGAAGAACCCTGCAAAGATCGAGAAGTTTTTGGAAAAGAACCCAGAGCGGGTAGCCGAGGTTAAAGAAGCAGATCGAGAGTTCGAGGATAAGATCCGCGAGATGGAGATCGACTTAGAAGCTTTTCAAACGGAAGCGCAAGACGCAAAGGACGCACGGCGGCACTTTAGCAAGGACCGAACAAGTAAAGCTTTTGCCTTGATTTCTTTGATAGGATTCTTAATATATTGCTTCTTTGTCACTTTAATGGGAGCAGATGTTGATGCTGCTACTACTAACCTGGTTATTGGCTACCTCGGAGGTCTCGTATCCTCCGCAGCCTCCAGTTTCTACGGATCAAGTAGCAGTGTTAGAAAATAAAATGGATAAATTAATCGAAACACTCAAGCGCCACGAGGGCGTCAAATCTCGCGCCTATCAAGATCCCATGGGGACATGGCACATCGGTGTTGGACGTAACATCCATCCCGAGGGCTCTCATCAGGGCGTTGGTCTCAGTGAGGAAGAGATCGACTATATGCTCTCTAACGACATTGTGCGCACGATCAAAGAGCTAACCGAAGAATACCCGTGGTTCAGGACCCTCGACGACGGCGCACGTCGTGACGGAATCATCAATATGCATTTCAATCTAGGCCGATACCGCTTTGCCAAGTTCGTCAAAGCTATTGCCCATATGGAATCTGAAAACTACGATGCTGCCGCTGCCGAGTTTCTTGACTCGCTGTGGGCCAAACAAGTCAAAGGTCGTAGCCTGGAAGTCACGGACATGATTAAGACGAATACCTATGTCTGATGATCCGTATATCTTTCAGTGCACGATCCTCAAAATAATCGATGGGGATACGGTCGATGTGGATGTGGATCTGGGCTGGAATATTTCTGTTACTAATCAGCGTATTAGGCTCTACGGGGTGGATTGTCCGGAATCTCGCACTAGAGATCTGGAAGAAAAGAAATACGGATTGGCGGCAAAAACATTTGTCCAAGAGTTCCTTAAAGTAGGCTCTGTCGCTACGCTGCGAACCTTAGAGAAGGGCAAGTACGGCAGGTATCTGGGAGACTTCAAAGTGTATGACAAGTGGCTCTGCTCAGAGCTGATTGCCCACCACCACGCCGTCGAATACTTCGGTCAAAGCAAGTCGGCCATCAAGGCTGCACATCTGGCTAATCGAAAACTGGTTGTTTTGGGCTAGAGAGTCCGATAAAATCCCATACAATAAGGAGGATTTATGGATCAGTCTAAGTGGAAATCAGTCGTCGTACCTCGGGAAACCTATCACGACATGAAACTTATCGCCCAGATCGAGGGGCGCACCATCTCACGCCAGCTACGCATGATCGTCGATCAGTGGAAAGACGACCACTTGACCGACAACGACCTGCAAAAGCTTGAAACGGAAAAGATTAAACTCGAAGTCGAGTCAGGCGCTCACGCTACTAGCTTTTCGATCTGAGGCCCGTCGCCCACGGTACAACCAATCCCGCACCGTATCGATAGGTATGTTGAGGGTCTTTGAGATCCACGCTACCGACCGCTCCTCGTTGTTTCGAAGATGGATAACGTGATCTACAACTTCCTGTGAATATTTCTTAGCAACCATACACATATTTTACTTGGAAAAAAATGTGATATCAAGCTTGACTACCAGGCTCGGGCGGGTATACTTGGTGTTGACCATCCGGTTATTGCTTTCTTGTAATGCAATACCTAAAGAACCAAGTTAGCTCCTTGGTAGTTAAGTTGAAAGAAGCTCACTGGGTTATTTTATCCCTCTCAGTGGGCTTTTTTTATGGCAGCTAAAAAAGATAAAAAGTGGATACAAAAGGCAATCAAAAAACCTGGTACGTTGCGCAAAGCCGCTGGCGTCAAAGCAGGTGAAAAGATCCCCGCCAAAAAATTGACTAAACTTGCCAAGAAGAAAGGCGTCACCGGCCAACGAGCCCGTCTCGCCAAAACGCTTGGTAAAATGCGCAAGAAAAAATAACAACCCCGAGCAAGGGCATCTAGTCATTCCCTTCTTCCACGGTTCGCCCTGTCCCGTGGCTCATCAATCAGGGCATATACACACATTTATCTGACACACTTTGTTACACTTTACCCCTTGATATACACATAGGAATCTGATACTATCAGGGGGTTCCACGTGGAACACCGTTCTTTAACATTTAATAAACTAATCAATAAGTTAGATAGGAGCTTATGATGCAATACCAGTTAGAAGCAATAGAAATCCCAGAGGATGAATATAATCGCGATACTCAAATCAAACTCTGGACTGAATGGTGGGTAAATAACCTTAACAAGTATGACTTGCACTTCATTGAGCAGGGATTTGTTCAAGGACAAAAAACCAGAGATCATTTTAAGGCAGCGGGAATTGAAGATTTTGATGAGTACACCAATGAAAAAATGATGATTGCGAACAGAATCGAGATTCACTCAGACACCCAACATTTCTTGTTTGGAATTGTCGAACCCTTAAACCACAAAGATGCAAAGAAAGCCGCTGAATACGCTTTGACGCTGCTCAAAGTCAGAGAGTGGACCTCTTAATTAACAACTGCCGCCCTTCGGGGCGGCTTCTTATAAGGAGCTATTATGTACATAGGTAAAAACGACGGGGTATGCCCCGTATCCCAAGCCGAGATCGACCGCGATCTCAACGAAAGCCGCGACCCACAAGTCCACTCAGATCCCGATGCCGCCTACGACGCCGAACAACTACGGCTCACGGTCCAAGACCAAGAGGCCATCTCCAAGATCCTGGTAGAAAACATCCATGCAACCAAGGATTTGCTCGACGCACTGGTCGAGTATGTACGCAAGGCACGCAGGGGATTGGTGTGACATATCGACAATTAATGCGAACAGAGGTTGTTGATGTGATTCAAAAAATTCAAAAGCACATGGTTAATATGGGCGCTAAATTATCTTCAGAAAAGTATGAAAGATGGACAGAGGTAGCTCACTTTTATCAGCGTATTTTAAATCATTGGCCTGAAGAAAAGCTTAGTCGTGGGAATATGCCTTCAATCGCTGCTCACATAGAACGCGATTTATACCGAATGGCCGAAGAAAAGGGCTGGGAGTAGTTACGTTATTCCCTATATAGGAACCATTTCTGAGAAATATTTTTATTTTTTTTTAAAAATATAGGCGTAACTGGTGTAACCATGTAACCATCGGGCTGTGGGCCACGGCTCATGGGGCTTGTAGCGGTTACGCCAAGGTTACGTCGGTATACACCACTCAATACAATGTGGTTAATCGCCAAAATCCGTTAAGGGGGGGTCGAGAGTTTTTTTATTTTTTTTTATTTTTCCCCCTATATACAAAAAGGGAATTTACACATAGAATTCCGGCACATGACAGAAGTAAAGAAAAAGCGTGGTAGACCTAAAGGCTCGGGACTAATCGGGATTAACCGACTCTTGACCCGAAAGCAGGAGCTGTTTGTCAAAGAACTGGTCAGCAAAGACGGCCAGATCACCAAACGGCAAGCCGCCGTCAATGCGGGATACCCTGAAGGTTCGGCTCATTCCAAAGCTTATGACCTGACTAATCCGAAAACACACCCCCATGTATGCCAAGCTATTCGTAAATATCGTCAAGAGCTGGACGAAAAGTACGGCATTGATTTCAAGCGTCATATTCGAGACTTAAAAGTGATTCGAGATAAGGCTCTTGAAGACGGGGCATACTCGGCAGCAACTCAATGCGAGATAGCGAGAGGCCGAGCGCATGGCGATATCTATGTGACCAAGTCTGAGATTCGGCACGGATCGATAGATCAGATGGACCGAGAACAAGTGATGAAAGCGTTGGAGGAACTCAAAACTGAATTTGGAACTTCCATGGGAAACGTCATCGACGTCACGCCCGAAAAAGAAGAAAAAGATCAAGGAAAGCA